TGTCGATCAGTTCTCAGACCCTGCATTCGGTACACTGTACCGCCAGGTTGCACGCATGCCCGCCCTTGAGGCGTTTGTGAAGGAAGCCGCTGTCGCCCCTGAAGAGGCGGGCAGCCTTCCAGACACCGCTTTCGCGTGGCCAAACGAGCGGAAGTTCCCCATCCATACCCCAGAGCACGCTGCGCTGTCGTACGCGTACTCAAAGGTCGCGAGCCACCTCCCGAAAGAAGTGACCGCCAACATCGTGCAGGCTCTCGAGGCCTACGACGTTCCGGAGGCCACCTTCACCGAGCAGGCTGAGAAGGTCGCGTCCGACGAGAACGACTACCTCGTGCCGGAGCACAAGCTCTTCCTGGTGAAGACCGCCGAGCAGTGCAAGCGAGCCCAGGACGCTCTGGTCGCGGGCCTGTCCAAGCTCGACCTCGAGCACCGGGCCATCGCCTGCGGAAACCTCGTCAAGAAGGCCGACGCCATGGGCGTTGAGCTCCGTCCCGAAGTTCTCCAGCTCGCAGGCCTGGTGGTCTCGAGCTCGAAGATCGCAGCGCAGTGGTTGGAAGCGCGGGCGAATCGACTCCCCGAGTCGGACAAGGTGCACAAGCTGGCGTACATGACCCTCGCCGAGGGCCTCGAGAAAGCTCCCGAGGAAATCGCAGACCGCAAGGGCCTGCTCAAGTTCGCGTCGGCCATCGCCGACCTGGACGAGCAGACTGGGCTCGACCGTCACTACGACCGTCGCCTGCCCGACGCACTGCGCACGGTGTTCAACACCGAAAAACTTGCAGGGAAGTCAGTGGACCTGGGCGGCACGTTCATTTCGGTCGCCAAGCTTGCACAACTCCCTGCATCTTTCTGGGAAGACCTCGGCGGCAAAGAGCTCGGCGACGAGATTGCCCCTGGCGGAGTCGTCGACCAGTCGAAGCTGGCCACCGTTGTGGACACGCTTCCTCTCGATCTCAAGCTCCAGTTGAAGGCGCACTGCCGCTGACATGACGCTCTCCGAGCTCCAGCGCACAGCCGTGAAGGAGGCCTACGCGGCTTTCTTCCGATCTCCGACGAACGCCCAGAAGGCGTACGCCAAAGAGCTGATGCAGAATCCGGATGCCCCGGCGACCGCTGTGCTTATCGCGGCCAGGCATCTGCTGGGGCCTACGTTCGTTGCCTACGAGCCGGAGACACTGTGGCTCGAGCTCGACCCTTGCCCCATCAATCGCGACAAGCTGATGGCGGGGATCGCTCTCGCGATGACTCCGAGCTTCTACTGGGACTACCGAGTCTTCGGCGCAACGGCGCACGCTCTCACCAACGAGATGGTCGTCCCCGACGCAGTGCCCAAGTGCGACGCCGGGCAGATGGCCTGGGCCGCCTTTGAGGCCGAGCTGCTGTTCGCCATCACGGACGGCGAGTCAACGCGACCTGAGTACGACGAGTCCATTGAGGCCTACGTGGCGGTGTCCCTCTTCGACGAGGGCTTTGTCACCACACCTTCAGGACTGGGGTTCGCAGCGGCAGAGCTCACCTCGAAGGTGAGCCCCGACGCCTTGAACCTGAAAAAAGAGACCGAGGATGCCTGGGCCGCGCTCCCCAAAGAGAAGCTCGAACAGAAGACGTTCGAGAACAACGCTCTGGGGGCGCAGCTTGGGAAGCTCGCAGCGTCCTGGGTCTACGTGGCGGAGAAGACGAATCAGCTCCGCGCTGAGCTGGCGAAGCTTTAGGCCACTTCCATCGGATCGTTGGCCTTGCCCCCGCGACCGTGGATCTTCTTCTCAATCTCATCGTGGATGCGATTGATTCGGTCGTTGATCTCCTTCCACTGCGGATAGGCGCGGGCAGCCACAGTCAGCGCCTGCATGTACTGCAGGTTGCGCGGCTCCTGGATCCCACCGTGTGCAGCGCAGGCCGAGTCGAGCATCTGGTAGAACGGCTGAGCCTGCTCGACAGGCATGTCGTGCCAGAACTGCACCAGCTGCGGCGCAATGATTTCTGCGTCGGGCCGCTCACGGAAGATGAACTGCGCCACCTCTTCCACGAGTCTGGTGTACTCGCCCCCCGGCTCCTTCTGCAGAGCCTGAGTCCGCTCACGGAGTTTGCTCTTCGCCTTGTACTTGTAGAGCACCTCCTCCGGGGAGATGATGATCTCATTGTTCTTGATGAACTCGACCAGCGTCTTGGCGTTCACCGTGTTGATGGACGCCGCAATGCGCATCTCGGCCTTCTCGCTGGTGAGGTCGACCTTCGCCGCCTCGAGGTTGTAGAGCGACAGCGAGACGGTTTGCCAGGTGGCAGGGCAGGCGAACTGCTTGTTCCCGTCGCGATCCTTGGCCGTGTACAGCATGGCCGGAGTCGCGGTGAGCAGCCGGGTCACCATCTGGTGGCAGGGCTTCTCCAGACCATCGGTGAAGTGAAAGTCGTTGGTCACCGCGTGCTTCTTCCAGTCACTGAACGTGTTGTACACGTACGCCTTCATGAGCCGCCGATTGAAAGCCGAGTTGGTCTCGATCTTCGTGACGTTGTACCCCGCGGTGCTGGGGTTCATCAGGGCGACAATCACGCAGTCATCAGGTAGGGTGTAGTCGTAGATGCCCCGGTCCTCGAGGAACTTGAAGAACAGAGCAATTGCATGCTGCTGCCCCTGATTGATTTCATCGAAGATGAGGATGCACTTCTCCCCCTTCTTCGGATAGTCGTTGGGGATGGCGATTTTGAAATGGCCCGACTCGTCCGCCCTCTGGGGAACGCCAGCACCAATCATGGAGAACTGCGAAGTGCGAATGTCGACCACCCGCCTTTTGTGCTTTCGGGCCAGCTGATGGATCCCCTGGCTCTTCCCCTCTCCGGCTTCGGAGACCAGGCACCAGACTCCTCGAGTCTGCTCCTGTGCGATACTGAGGTCGATCTGCCAGAGCGCCTCAGCCAGGGTAATTCGTGGAATGCCGTAGCGATCCCAGTATGCTTCCCCCTGTACGACTTTGTCCTGTCCTGCGTTGCTCATGACTGCCCCTCTGGTGGTGGTTTATGGAATTGAACATCGGTACGAAGCGGTTGTCGGACGTCGCAGAGCGCTTGCTCTGGCTGGATGGCGCGAAATTCAGCTTGGACGACTATCCGATGTACCGGAACATCTACAACGGGCGCTACCGTTCGACTCTCCTCATGTGCGGTCGACAGGTGGCCAAGTCCACGTCGTTGGCGAACTTCATCATCGCCGAGAGCGTGGCCATCCCCTTCTTCCGCGAGTACTACGTCAGCCCGTCCAAAGAGCAGACGCTGATCTTCTCTAACACACGCGTGGGAAAGACGCTCTCGTACTCCCCCATCATCAAGAAGTACTTCCAGTCTCCTGAACACGCTGACCGGGTGCTGCACCGGTCGTACACCAACGGTTCCGAGAACGCGTTCACCTACGCCTGCGACGACGCTGACCGCGCTCGAGGGTTCTCCGCGGATCGCGTGAGCTACGACGAGTTCCAGGACATGCTGTACGACTCCGTGGTCCCCGTCATCAACTCCTGCATGAAGAACTCGAACTACCGGTTCGAGACCTACGCGGGCACCCCCAAGAGCATGGAGGCCAGCATCCAATACCTCTGGGACAAGTCGTCTCAGAGCGAGTGGGTGATGAAGTGCGAAGGCTGCAGCAAGTACAACTGCGTGACCTCCGAGAAGTCCTTGGGGAAGCACGGCCCCATTTGCCTCAACTGTGGAAAGGTCCTCAATCCCCGAGAGGGGCAGTGGATCGACATGCAGAAGGTGGACCGGGACACGGGAAAACACTCCGTGAAGGGGTTCCACATCCCGCAGTTGATCATGCCGTTGAACATTCCGTCGTGCGTAAAAAATACTCCTGAGAAGCCCAACGCCAAAGTCGACGCCCAAGCACGATGGGACGACATCCTCCGAGACCACGACATGTTCTCGGGAGCGAAGTTCAAGAACGAAGTCTTGGGCGTTTCCGATGCCGTGGGTCGTCGCCTCATCTCATTGGAAGAGCTCGAGGCTCTGTGCGTGGGGCCCTCCATCGCACCCTCCCCAAACAAGAACATCGACGGGTGCACCGTCACCTTCGCCGGGGTCGACTGGTCTGGCGGTGGGACCACTGGCGTGAGCCGCACCGTGCTGTGGATCTTCGGATTCCACCCGCAGACCCAGAAGCTTCGGACGCTGTACTACCGCATCTACCCGGGCAACAACGCGGTGACCGACGTCGAAGACATCGCCCGCATCTGCCAGCAGTACTCCGTCGCCATGGTCATCGGCGACGCGGGTGAAGGAGCCCTGCCCAACGCCACCCTGCGTGACCGCCTGGGCGCCCACCGCGTGACGATGGTGCAGTACGGCGCCTTGGGGCAGCCCATCAAGTGGAACGGTCTCGACCGGTACTTGTCTGACCGCACCACCCTCATCGACAACTATCTGATGTGCCTGAAGCGCGGCTATGTAGTGTTCCCCCCGAGAGAAGAGTCGAGGGAGCCGATCAAGGACATCCTCAACGTCTACGAGGAAGTGACCACCGCGGGCAAGAAGGTGTGGCGACACAGCCCACAACTCCCCGACGACTGCCTCCATGCCCAGCTCTTCGCGTGGTTCGCTTCGAAGATCCATTTGAACGACCTCAAGTTCTACGCGTAGCGGTGGTGATTCCTGAGAAGCTTGGCTTCGGTGCGCGGCCGACAGACGAGGGAGCTGGGCTCCGGAGGCCGCGACTTGTGGTGACTCCTAAGCGGGGAGACTCCCCCACACTGGGGGAGCTCTCACGCACGTGGTGACTCCTGGGATGTAGAATTCCCTCACCCCCGGAATTCTACTCGCGGGGTGTCTTCGGAGA